GTTTAAGTAAACCTGCACCTAATTTAATAAATTTATTTAACGATATAAATGATGAACTAAAACGGTCTATCTCTAACACTACTATTTTAAGAGAACAAATAAAATTTTTATATAGGGAATACACTTCTTTATTTAAAGAGCAATTAAAATTACAAGCCTTTAATTTTACTTTTGGTAAATTTATGCCTTCAAAACAACTTGCTGGATTACTTCCTGAAAAAGCCACAAAAATGTATGTTGATATTATTCCTAACACAGAAAAATTAGAAGATAACCTTAAAACTTATTTTTCAAGGTTAGGTGGTGCAATTAGAAATTCATTTTCAAGCTTTTCAAGTAGTTTTGTTAGTAAATTCAGTAACATAGCTTCAACAGCATCAAATACATTTGAAAGAATCATAGGTTCATTTAAAAACTTTAACGCACACGCATTAAATTCATCTAGGCACGTTGATTATTTCAGTAGAAGAATATTCAATTTATTGAGAAATGCATTCGTTTTTAACGTCATTTCACGCCAATTTAGAGGCCTTTCTTCTTTATTAGGTAATTTAGTCCATAGAGATATTTACTTCGCTAAATCCCTTATGATTGTCAAAGCTAACCTCGTTAGAGCATTCGCACCTATTTGGCAAATAATATTACCTTGGATTAGAGCTTTAGGTGATGGGTTAGTTTGGATTTCTAATCAATTAATTAGATTTATCAACTTCTTGACTGGATCTAAGATAAAACCATTGCAAGGGTTTCAAGAAGCTAAACAAGTTGTAGATGATTTTAAAAGAATAGCTTCACCTACTAGAGACTTGTTCGATTTAAAAGACCCAGATAAGCAAGCTAGAGAACTTAAAAAAAATATAAAAGATACTCAAGATGAATCGTATAGAACAGCTAAAAACGCAGAAAGATTAGCTAAACGCTTAAAAGCTTCTCAACAACAATCTACTAAATTATTGGCTAAGTTCGACAAGTTAGAAGTTCTTAAGTTTAAAAAAGTAAAAAATCCTTTAGATGATATTTCTAATGTATCTAAAAACAAAGGATTAAATATACCTATTAATCTTCCATCTATTGAAGACCAAATAGATAACGCTATTAATAATATTAAAGATAAACCGTTGAAATTTAATGTTGGTAGCGATTTAGGTGAAAATATAACCTCAGAAATTAACGGTTTGAAACTTAAAGCACTTGATTTTGAAGTAGATGAAGATTCCACTAATGCACTAAATAATTTCAAGAAAAAAATGATGGATTTCTGGAATTGGATTAGTCCTTTAGTTGAATCTATTAAAAATCTTTTTAAAGGGTTAAGTGAATCTTTTAAAAGATTATTTGACGATTTAAATGAAAATGGTACTTTTAAAATGGTAGTAGGTTGGTTTACCGAATGGAAAGATAATCTTACTAATTTTTTCAATACTATATCTCAAAACAAAGAACAAATGGATACTTTGAGAAACTTCATAATAGGTATAGGGGTAGCTTTTGTAACTTACCAAATAATTTCAAAAATCTCTTCTTTAGTATCAGGAATCACCCAAATAACTACTTTGTTAACTACTTCTCCATTAGGTTGGCTAGTTTTAGCAGCTGGCGTATTTACCATTTTGTCTCTAAAAGCTGGCACTTTCAAAGAAGATTTAGAAAATGTTAAAAATAAAATATCAGGAATCATAAATTTTGCTGTTAAACTCTCTCAAAAATTAGGTGAAGCAATAAGTGATTTTTTGAATTCAGAAGCTATTTCTAATTTAAAAGAAGTTTTCGGACTTGTATTCAGGCCAATTGGAGCGTTTTTGAAATGGTTAACTCAAAACGATACAGCACTCACAATATTAGCTGATGGAATATTAGCAATAGGTTCTGCGTTAGCAACTGCATTAATAGCAAAAAAAATAGCTGATATAGCAAACGCTGCTGTTAAGTTACTTGCAATATTTGATTTTACAAACCCAGTTGGTTGGGTAGCTTTAGCTATTGGTGGCTTAGTTTTAATTGTAAGGCATTGGGACAAAATAAAAGAAACAGCAGAAAATGTTTTTAACGCAATCAAAGATGCTGGTAACAATTTTGTTAAATGGATAGATGATGTATTATCAAAGTCTTTTGGTGGATTATACGATATTATAAAAAAAGTATTTGGATTTATTGGTAAAATTGGAAGTTTTATTGGGAACCCGTTCGACCTTTCTTCAATGTTTAATCAATTAGGTGGTTCGAATCAATCAACTGTCCCAGGTTTAGCGCAAGGCTCTGTCTTAAAAGGTGGTGACCCATTCTTAGCTTATTTGAACGACCAACCTCGTGGTCAGACTAATATTGAGGCACCTTTATCTACTATCGTAGACGCTTTTAAACAAGCTATTAACGAATCAAATTATAACAATCAACCTGATATCACTATTAATGCATCTGGTGATATGTCTAGCTTTATTAGAATGCTTAATTTCAGGTTACAAGATGAAAATAATAGATTAGGTGGCTCGTTCGTCGATACTAGCAGCTTTTGATTTTTTTGAAATTTAATTAGTGAAACTACTTTTTTAAAAGTAGTTTTTTTTTAGGTGTTTAATGACTGAAAATATTTTAAAAATAAAGGAGTTATTTCCAAACTGTGTAATAGAAACTAAAGATAATAATGGAAATACTACTCTTAAAATAGATTTCGAGACTTTAAAGCAAGAACTCTCTGATGATATTATTGATGAAAATCAAGAAAAGTATGAATTTACTTGGCCTGGGAAAAAAGAATCAATACTTCTAGCGAATCAACCAACTGATAAGATATTGGTACCATGTAAAGAAGAAAGTGTTAATTGGGATACTACCCAGAATCTTTATATCGAGGGTGATAATCTCGATGTATTGAAAATACTTCGTAGAGACTATTTGAACAAAATTAAGATGATTTATATTGACCCACCTTATAATACTGGAAAAAATCGGTTATATAAGGACAAATTTACACATTCAGAATGGCTTAATATGATGTATTCTCGGTTAAAGCTCGCTAGGGATTTTCTCACCAATGATGGTGTTATTTTTATTTCTATTGATGACCATGAAGTACATAATCTTAGAAAGCTTTGCGATGAGATTTTTGGGGAAGAAAACTTTGTAGGGCAAATGATTCATCAAAGAGCTAAAGGTGGCGGACAAGCAAAACATATTGTTAGAGGTCATGACTACATTCTCATATATGCTAAACAATTGTCTTCTGAATTAACGTTAAAAAAGAAAAAAATTGTCCAACAAAAAACATATGAAATTAACGGGAAAACTTGCATAAAAGATGATGATGTTATTAGAAAAGCATTCGGGAAGTATGATAAAAATTTAAATGACAGGAGGTGTTTCTACGAAGAATTACTTAAATATAAGGGGATAAATAAAAAAAATGAAGTGGATCAAAAAATTGAAAGTGGAGAACTATTTTTGGAAAAAAACAAATTTGGAATGCATACTATATGTAAATATATTCCATTAGACAATGCATCCTCAAAACTATACTCGATAATCACTGTAATGTCGGAAGAAGGTAAAAGCGAACTAGAAAATATTAATTTACCCTATTTTGATTATCCCAAACCCATCAATTTAATAAAGCAACTAGTAAATGCTGCCACATTTGATTCTAAAGATAGCATCGTACTAGATTTTTTTAGTGGCTCGGCAACAACAGCACATGCGGTAATGCAATTAAATGCCGAAGATGGTGGAAACAGAAAATTCATCATGGTGCAATGTCCTGAAAATGAACCTGGCTATGAAAAAAGTGAAGCGTTCAAAGAAGGATATAAAAACATCTGTGAAATTGGAAAAGAACGAATAAGACGTGCTGGTAAAAAGATAATCGAAGAAACTGGTAAAACTGATCTTGATGTAGGATTTAGAGTTTTAAAGTTAGTTTAAAGGAGTAACTAAACATGTCACAATTCACAAGAGGTTCAAATATAATAAGAATCGATAATGAAGATTTCGGTGTAGGGCTGATAAAAATATCTAGGAAATGCGATGTACTAGATAAAGTAGCTAAACGTACAATCAATGGTGATCTATATCGTGAAATATTAGGTGTCTATTTCAACTATGAAGTTACTTTTGGCTCTTTTTGGGATATGGATCAGTATGACCGCTTATATAAAAAACTCACTTCAAAACAAGAGTTCCATATCATTTCTATACCTTCAAATAAAGGTTATATGACTTTTCAAGGATACATAGCTAAAGTCAAAGACAATATCGAGTATGTAAATGGTAACTTGCGTAGAATTAATGGTCTCACTTGCTCGTTCGTCTCTAAAAAACCTTATTATTGATTTTGAGGTATTAATGAATTTCTTTTCACACATTTTTTTCACATCTTATTGTTTTGAAAATGATAAAATTTTAAAAGAAACATGCATTCTTCCAGACAAAGACGAAAATACAGATGAGAAATTAATAGATACTTTGATGGATCTTGGGGGATATGCAATTCTATCTAAGGTATATGTATCTCAATTATCTAAAGGAAATTACGAAAGATGAACACATATTCACATAAATTTTTTACATCATTGTGTTTTGGTAATGATATAAATTTAATGGATTCATGCATTTTACCAGACGAAGACGAGGCACAAAGTGGGTACTCATGTCATTTTTATAATCCTGTAACTAGAAAGTGTTATCTTGGAACTGAAGATTCTGCGAAAAATCGTTTTATTTGGCATCTTTCAAATTATTTAATTACGAAGGAACAAGAATCTTTAGGGCGTGCAATACATTATTTAGAAGATATATGTACACCGGTACATACACAATATGAAGATCCTGTAGATGCTGCAATAAGATTGAATCTACATATCAATTTTGAAAAACGACTAGATGAGTATTTAGAAAATCAGTCTCAAATTTACTCTAAACTAAATGCAACACCTTTAAGTGAAGTATTAGAGTATTGTCCATGCAAAGCATCTGAACTCTATTATCAATGTAGGTATTCAGGTATAACGACAAAAGTTTTTGATGATGTATGTGAACTCGTTGTATCATCATTGTTGATATTAAAGTCGTGCATATATTTAAACAAAATTGTATCTAAAACTTTTACAATAAAGAAAGAAAAAATAAATATACTTTTCGAGAGAGGGAAAATCCTTCCTTCGTGTTTAAACACTAATTTTTGTTTAAGGTATAATGGAATTGATAATGTATCAGTATATCATCGTGAGAGTAGGATGCTTAATTTCAACTTTTTGACTAATTTGATTTGAATTGAAAAGATAAAGAGGTCCAAATGTCTAAAACGTATGTAAAACTAAACTTAGGTAAATTCAAACAAGCTACTGAAAGAGCAAGATTAGAATTAGCTAAAATTATAATTAAAGATACTAAACAATTCGTGCCTCATGAGAAAGGTAGACTCGAAAAAGCTTTCATAAGAAATAACGGTAGACAAATAGTTTATAAAACACCTTACGCTAGATTCTTGTGGCACGGTAAACTTATGCTCGCCCCTAATGGCTCCTCTTGGGCTAAACGTGGTGAAAAGAAACATGTCGTAAATAAAGACCTTGAATTTAATCAGTCAGTTAACCCGTACGCTGGTAAATATTGGTTCCTTCGCGCTAAAAATAAATATATCAATAAATGGATTCAGGACTTTAAATCTTTAATTTAATTATAATATCAAATCTATTACATTAATTGTCAATTCTTCCGATAAACTCAGCATTCGCTATCATTCCATGCGCTACATCTAAACTTTGATATACTAAATACCCAACAAATGTGTTCTCTATTAAATCTAGTTTGAAATATTTTCCTGTTTCTTCAGTAGTATTAATATATTCTATTTTTAGCTTTATATAATTATTGTTAGCAAAATTAACAAAGTTGTCTATTACATCGTTTACATTACTAGATGTTACTAGCTTTGAATCAGCAATTTTCACTGACTTCCTACCACTAACTTCAAAATTTTTAGTATATTTCGTTGATTCGCTTGTATATTCTTTACCATATATTTTTAGTCTAAACATATGAGGATAACTACCATTCAATACTATAACGTTAGTAGTGTGAAAGAAATTCACTGTAATTGAAGCACCACCTGGGAAAGCAGTAGCTTCGTAATATTCATATCTAAAAGGTGTACTTAACTCATAGTCATCTGGAATATCTATTAAAAATTTTTCAATTTCTAATATCTGTTTCGTCTCGTTCGATAAATAATATCTGTTTATAGTCGCTTCAGCACTTGAAGCCTTGTCATACTTATCAAACGTTGGATTAGATGTTATCTTTTCTGAACTTATATTACTAGTAATACTTTCGTTGTTAATATGTTTCTTTATTATTATTTTAGAGTTCCGATTATCAGAAATAGTTAGATTGTGCACGAACGCTAGATGCCTTAATACTTCCCTACAACTCATTACAGGTAAATATCCATATACTCGCTCGTTCGATAAATCATCTACTATCTCGTAAAAATTTGACCATTCACTTCTAGGTACTCCTAAATAATTTAATGCACTCTCAAATACCCTGTCTATCATTAGCTTTAAATTGCATATCCCTATAGGTGTGTCGTATGCAAATATTATCTGACTTAACCCAGGAAACTTCACTTTATCCATTAACCCTAGAAATGTTTCACATTCTAATATCATACTATGATTAACATCAAATTTCATTTCTTTTATGTAATATTTACCTAAAAATATATCTCTTTCTATGTCTCCATCAACTATGTTTACACTTATTTGTACTTCCGCTCCGATTGATACAAACTTGTTTATTTGACTATCAGTTAAAAGATTAAAATTATCATACTTGTCTAAAATAGTTATATGCGCAGTGTCTATCTCTAATCTGTTCGATATAGGGTCAGTATTTTCATTTAAAGTCAACTCTGAAATATCATCACCACTGAATATTATATCCCCACCAATTATCCATGACTGTAAATGAGCATACTGATAAGGCGCCCACGATTCTAAAAAGTTTATCTTTATCTTGTTAGAACCAATTATAGGCTTCTTACTAAATATAGTTTTACTGTCTATATTGTCTATTATTTCAGTATCGATTAATTCATTGTTCAAGTATTTTTCAATAGATATTTTTTTAGGGTAATTATCACCAAATTCAATAGATGTAACGTAGATATCTGAAGATTCAGATAGTGTCCCCTCTACCCAGACGTTTTCAAAAAAACATTCATCGTCTGATAAACTGTCTGACATGAACGCTATATTCTCTATTCGATTAGATAATTGACCGTTTAATTCATATTCATTTAACTCTAGTGTCTCAAAGTCTGGCGACTCTTTGTCAGATATGTTGAGTAAACTTAGGTTACCAAAAGATTTGTTAGGCGAGGAAGCCCACGTTATCCCCGATTGTATATTTTCTTCTATTTGTCTGATAGTTACTTTGGGCTTAGTTATCATTTTTACCTTTTGATATTCACTGAGTATATTTAATAATCTTAAAATGTAATGTTAATTAGTAGTATGCTAATTTTTGCTAGCAAAAATTATACCATTCTAAATAACGTTTGTCAATACTAATTAAATTAAATATTGTATGCACCTAAATTGAACTTTAGTGTAAATATCTCCATACCGTTAGGATTCTTCCCCTCTAATGCAACCGCTGTTTCACATCTGTACCCCAGTTTGCTTACTATCTCACTTTTTATTTTGTCTAATAACTCTAATGCACTCATTTTTTCTTTGTCACTAGGTGATATCACTTGATACGTTATGTCTGCTTCTAACCTCAATAGTATGTTCCCACATATGTCCTCTGTACTCCCTACTGACTTTATTAGTACTGATATTGAATTCTTCCTACCCTCTGTCTCCCCTATCTGTACTTGCGTCTTATTCGGTATCTCTTCTATATCTTTTATTGTAGATATAATTTGATTATATAAATCTGATAATATACACTTAGTCATTGTTTGCCTCCGTAAATAAGCTGTATTCACCTGACCATTTCAAATTAATGGTACCTGTGTCACCACACCTATTCTTAGATACTATTACCTCACATTCGTTAGGGTCGTCTTTCTCTGAATAGTATCCTGGCCTATATAAAAACAAGACTTTGTCAGCATCTTGCTCTATCGCGCCTGAATCCCTTAAGTCACTTAACATCGGCCTCTTGTCTGTCCTTCCTTCGTTAGCTCTCGATAATTGACTTAATAATACTAACGGTACTCCACGCTCTTTCGCTATCGCTCGTAAATGCCTCGTTATCTTCGCTATCTCTAACGCCCTTCCAGCTCCTATCATCGCATCACCAGCTATTAACTGTAAATAATCAACAAATATTATGTCTACTTTACCTATCTTTTCTAACTCTTCTTCTATTATGTTAGCGTCTACGTACGATGAATCGTCTACATATAATGTGTAATTTTTGAATCTCTCAGTTATCGCTGAAATCTTTCCCCAATCTTTTTCATCTAATTTTGAGTTTAATATCTTGTTAAGTAATACTTTAGATTCAAATGAGACTACTTTACTAGCTATCGATGATTCACTCATCTCTAAACTGAATAACGCTACCTTCTTCTTCGAATAACATATGTTCTTTATTAAATTAATAGCAAACGTCGTCTTACCCATACCTGGTCTTCCAGCTATTATTATTAATTCACCAGGTTTGAACCCTCCTAACCTCTCGTCTATCTCTTTGAACCCACTTTTTACACAATCGTCTTTCTTGCTCGATAACTCCTCTAAAAATTCAGTCAAGATTAGTTGGAAATCTTTTAACATTCTGGTCCTTTCCTCATTAATTTCTCTTTTATCTCTTTTATGCATTTTTTCACAAATTCAGGGTCCGCAACCGACTCTTTTTCGCCTTCTTCATTTAGGGCCGTTTTTAGCCCATTTAAGGCCTGTTTACTACCTGGGGGTATACTTTTACATTTTTCCTCATTAACCCCCCTTAAATCGCTTAATTTTGGGCGTATGGTGTATTCACGCTCACAAGGGGAGGGGGGTGCCGCCGAATAGGGGGGTGGGGTAACTCTTTTAGTATTTAAAGTACTGCACTTTTTCGTAAGGTCGATGTTTGCTCTTTCTCTTAGTTCTTCGTTTGATTCGGAGTTGCAAATGCATGTGTCGTATGCATTTGAATCCTCATCTTCCTCATTATTTATGTAGTTGAATGTGAAATCTGTTTTTTCATAGCGTTCTAGATCATATGTAGGTCCATAGCTAGATCTAGGTCTATAGTTATCGATATACAAACTGGCGTTGTTGGATATTATTTGGCATCTATCAGAATCGTAAAGGGGTACCCCAGCCCCTTGACTATTCTGTACGATGCCTTCTATTTTTCTTCGTTCGCCAGTTTGGTTTAACTCTGTTTGTTGATATTCTCCGTTTACCCTTGTGAATTCGTAAAACATATTGTCGACTTCTTCAAAATGTTTTGTACCATCGTATACCGGTCTCATCATCGGTAAAAGATTGTTCCTTACCTTGTACCAAGTCGACAATTTGTCAAGCGATTTGTATTTTAATATTAGGTTCTCTTCATACCTTGAGTCATTCTCGTTTAACGTAGAGTTAATAGAATCTACTCTTTTAATTATATTAGCATAAGCTTTGTCTTTGTATGCAATGCAGGTCTTTAAGTTTGGTTCATATATGTCGCTGTAGTATTGTGTGTTACTGTATTGGACTATCGTTAATGCTTTTCCTGCATTGCCCTTCGATAACTTCAGTAACTTTTCAAGAGTAGATTTTAGCTCTTTATTCGTTAGTTTCAATTTATTCTTTATGTGTTTACGAGTTCCATATATAACTTGTAGTCTCTTTCTTAGTACTTCTTTTAACTCTCGTTGACCTTCTTTATAATTAAGGTCTACAAAGTTATCTATCATTTCATTGTATGAAACTAACTTATTTCTTTGAGTATTCTTAGTTCTTAGTTTTTTATCTACTCTTTGTTTTAATTCTGAATACTCTGTATTTACTTTAGTATAAGTATTTATACTTATATTTACCTTATTATTAGATAATATATTGGTAGATATATTATCTAATATAATACTAGTATTATTTATGGACAAATTTTGACCGTGCGTCGTTATAGGCTTCGTGGCCATTTTGTGTAGATTTTGGCTTTCGTTGACCTCAGTTTTGATATTCGGCCTCTTTACACATTTGTTACCAGATAGTTCAGAAACTTTGAAAAATAATTCAGTGAATTCATAGTTCCTAATTACTTTTAGTCCGTTACGTTTATATTTGCGTACGATTAATCCGAGACTCTCGAATTTTCTTAAGTAATTCTTTATCGAAGATATTGATAATCTCGTCGCATTCGATATATATTTGTTAGTTAGATATCCGACTCCGCTATCGTGTGTGACTCCATATATCGCTCCGAGTACTTCTTTTTCGTTAGCACTGAGTCCTAGCGCTACTTTCGTAGTGTTGTTTATGTAACTTTGCTCTTGTAATTTCCACGGGTCGACTTTTGCTTCGTTGATGTTCTCTACTAAATTATTATAAGAAACTAAATAATTCTCTTGATTATTCGTTTTCTTATTGTAATTTTCCCAAGAATGTACAGAATTTGTCCAAATTTGTCTAATAGCACTGTTTTTAAAGTTTTCGTTTGTGCAAGGTTCCAAGATTTTATTTTTTTGATTATTTAGGGTTGACAACATATCTTTTCTCCTATATACTGTCAACCATGAAGCGGGCAAACTTCAGTGATTGACTTTCGTCAACAATTTTTGAAACTACTATACCATGCTCTGAGTTCTATGTCAAATCTTTTTAATGAAAATTGCAAAAATTCGACATAATGAACAAAGAAAACACGTATAGTAGTTGGTTTTTTGTGCAAGGTTCCAAGATTTTATTTTTTTGATTATTTAGGGTTGACAACAAAGCCTCCGAGATTAATATTTTCAATGTGTACACAATTTTCATTATTCGTTAAGTTTACTTCCAGTACTACAGCAGATAGATACGATTAACAACTTGTTAGTAGAATATTTGGACAATCATATAAAAGATTCACAGAAGGTCAGCTGTGTTTCTTTTTTTGCTCTAATCAACTAAATAACCGCATTCATCATGCAGTTATCTAAAAATATAATAAAGAAATAAAAAGAACAAACGATTTGAGAAACAGGTACTCATGCATTTTACTTACATGAGACCTTTATTTTATCATATTCTTTTTAAAAAATCAAGTTGCTGAACTATTTAAATTTAGTTATAATTGTGGTGCGTAGTTTAGCACGCGGGTTCATCGTACCTTTTTATGAACAGTTCGTTCATAGGTAGGCGGTGATTAAATGTTGAACTATATACTCTTGATTTTGGATATAATTCTTAGATTTATTCAAATAAAAGAACATATAATGAAACGTCCGCGTCGTAACCGCGGTCGTCATAGAAGAAAATAACTCTTTGATGAGCCCGTAGTTGAACTACGTACTTTTTATTATACCACAACAACTTCAAAGAGTCAAGATTTTCGTTGTGCTTTTGTTCTTTCCCCGAGTTGATGAGTTAAAAAAAACAACAAGTTTCGAAACAAGTGGCAAATAAAAAAAAATGAATCGTTAAATTTCCAGTCATAGGGCGCTTTTAGCGTGCATTTTACCCTTGACGGGCAATTTATCGATTAAATAATCTAACCTCACTTGTTTCGCTTAAAATGGCCCTGAAAATGCGTTTAAATAGCACCAAGCTAAAATTTAAACGGCAATTTCTTCTTTGAGTTCGTCGATATTTTCTGAGATTCCTATGAGACGTTTTACTATTCCTATATATATATGTTTTATCGCTTCTTTTCTCGTTTTGCATTCTTCTATCATTTTCTCAATTTTGACGATTCTAGTGTTTTCTTTTCTGATTTCAGTTAATGCACCGTTTAAATCGTTGACTATTTGAACTAACTTTCCGTCTTTTCTTATTAACCTTAGGAATTCGTCTTCAGTTAGTTTTTCACCGTCTTTGTTTATTATCTTTTCAACGATTTTGACTTCTCTTTCTTGTTCTAGTTTCTTTTCTATTTCGTTTAAATAGTGGATTTCCGTTTTTAAACTGTAACTATCTGAGAATCCGTTTTCAGCGCTGTTAGCGTCTACGTTTTCGTTGTTCCTTATGTCTTCTAGTATTTCTTTCAATTCTCTTATGAATGATTTTAATTTTAGTGGCATTGAATCTCCTGCGTTGTTTTATTATAATTATATCATATATCATATGAATATCAAGGCTTCGGAGATTTATGAAAAAATTTTTATGTGCTTTAATTTGTTTTTGTTCCTTAAATTTTAACGCTAAATGTGTTAAATTCGAGATATTCCACGATCATTGTTCGTTTATTTTAGATGATAAAAATCAAACTGCAATGCTTAATCAAGTTTACGTAGGATGCAATGAAGAACGTGATTTAATTATACCGTCGTTTTTGGAGTTTTTCGGGGCGTTTTATAGGGTTATTTCGTTAAATAGTGGAACTATATCACCTTTCGTTTTAGAACGTGTAAATCGCGTTATTTTGTCTGTTTCTATCGATAAAAATGATGAGATCACAAAAAATGAACTTTATAAATTTTTAGATTCTAAAAAATTGGATGAAACTGATAAATATGCAATAAAGGATTTTTTTGAAAATACCTTTGATAAGGAATTGCAAATAAAAAAAGATAACGATCCCCTCAAAAGATCGTTTTCTTTTTGATTCCATTGTTTAAGCAATTTTCTTTTTTATTGCTATTATCAATTCTTGTTTTTTGCTTCTTAGTTGGTCTATATTTTTTTGGTTCAATTTATTTTTTACAATTTCAGAATTTTCTCCTTTTCCATCGGTGAACTCGTTATATAATTCTGATATTTCTTTTATGAGTTTTTCTTTTTCATATTTTGGATCTCCTTGTACATAATCTAGTTCATCATGCTCTGCAATATTGAACGCTGTTAAAAATAAGTATCTTCTCAAATATGTTTGTACAGCTCCTATATTTTGGATTTCGTGTGCTCCTTTTAGATTTACTGATCCCATTGGACTTGTATATTCTATTTGTTCTTCTGGTTTTTCTGCATTAATAAGTTGCATCGTTGCAATTTCTTTATCGTATTTTATTATTGGTACTATTTTGTATTTTAAGCATAAATTGTTTATGATTGGTGATAAATCAGTTAGTTCAAAATATTTGAAGTTAGTGTAGCTGTTTCTTCCGCTTTTTTTGATGTTTGCTTTTTGTATTTCGTCCGTTATGTTTAAAACTTTCTCATAAATGTTCACTTTAAAACTCCTATATATTCGTTTGTTAGTTTATCGATATTTTTTTCAATTATGTAGCTAAATATATCTATTTTATCTTGTTTATCTATGTTTGTGTTTAAAATCTCCTCAGTTGTTCGAAAATTATACTTGTATAGATCGTTACCGATATCAATAATAATATCATTTATGTTTTTAGTGTCTAAATTGTTTCCAGTTTCGTTTAAAAAGTTCGATACTTCTTTTTTTAGTTCGTTGAAGTCATAAATTTTATTAGTGTCAACAATTGTTTCCCATTCGATTCCAATTTTTTCAATGTTTACATCTTCGATTTGATACGAGAGGAGAATAATCTCCCTCGCTATTTTTTGCAATATACTTTTTAATTTTGCAATTTTTGAGATTATGAACATTTCTTTTCCTCCTGTTTTGCTTCTATTATTCCTTTTATCGTTTCTCTGTATTTGTCTATTATTTTTAAAGATTTGAGATATAATGCAACGTAAACAGCACTTTCAAGCGTTTTAGCTTTGTCAGCTTGTATTATGTTTTTTACTTCTTTTGATAGATCACTATAGAATCTTTTCAATATTTCAATTGTTTCAGTTTCGTACAGTTCATACGGTAAGATCTCAATTTTTAAGTGTTTTCTGATTGTTTCAAAATTTAGATCGTTTATGTGTTCGTTGATAATTTCGTTCAATATATTGGTCAAAAATTCTTCTAAATTGGTGTCTGTGTTTTTGATTTGTTCGTTCTCTCCAAATATTTCGTTAGCATTTTCGTAAATTATTTTTCCATATTTATGGAATTTGTCGTATATTCTGAAAAGTCTAAATTGTACGTTGTCAATTATTTTTTCCCTATATTTCACTTCTTCATGATATTTTAAATTTATCTGTTTTTTTAATTCTTTCGAAACGTGAAACATATCAAACAAGTCAATAAATGTATCATCACTTTTTACGTATAAGCTATATTTTTCTATGAAACTCAGAGGATTTTTAGGATTTTCTAGTATTATTTTTTGAAAAAAGTCTTTTAGTGCTCTATTGATGTTTTTTTCTTCAAATTTCAAGCATATTCCCCCGCTTGATATTCCTTTATTGATAAATTTTTTTATTTCTGTTTTGAATTTTCTGATTGTTCTTTTTTGTTCTGCTGTTTTCATTTTTATCTCCTTATTAAGCTCTTTCATTTGTGTATTCTTTTATTTTTTTTAAAAAATTGATATAATCATTGTCCATTGTTTCAAATGCGTAAAATTCTTCATCATTTAAAAAATTTTCAAATTCTTCTGAGTCTCTATTGACTTCTTTTATAAAATATGACATAATTAGAACTCCTCTATATTTTAAAATTTTAGTTAAATTTTTAGCACTAAGGTGCCAACTGACTTTTTTAGTCAGTTTTTTTATTTAGTTTTTTAAGCCCCTGAGGGGGGGCGCGTTGCTATTTAAGCAACGTCACCATAACAATCAAGGTATAGATCGTCAATCAATGCAATTGTCTCGTATCTTTTACCTATTGGCCCTAGTTCTTCGCTGTTTATAATTTCCTCAATTTTGTCCTTTATTTGATAAAGTAAGTCGAGTGCTTTGTCGTGTATTGTGTAAATAATTGCATTTTTTATACTCATATCGTTCTCTTTTATGTTCTTCTCAACGTCTTCACGTAAAAAATAAGAGTATTGATCGAACAACTTAAGCGCCTCACAATCATAAGCTACAAAATAATCAAAACTGTATTGCAACGCGTCAACAATATCATCAAATTTAAAACCGTCCAATTGTATATCAATCGCGTCCTTGATTGCTTCCTTTAAAAAATCTCTGTATTCTAATTTCATCGTGTTCATATTTATCTCCTTAAATTTTCATAAATTTTTTATTATGTTTTGAGGCAAAAGTCTCCTCAAGCCACATTCTTATTGGCTTCACAGTATAAATTGTCAGATTTGACAACCTTATATATTTCGTCTTATAATTATGGTAGTACCTCTTAATTGAGGTGCTGTCTCTTAATTATAAAATCAAAAATAAAATTCAATCATTTAGTACCTCCTTTGTTCAACCTTGTATTTTAATTATAACACGCCGCCCCTTTTCTGTCAAGGGTTTAGGGCGTTTTTCCCTGTCTTTTTGATAAACTTTTAATAAATTTCACATTAAGGTTCGCTATAGTTGTATTAAAAAAAACAAGTCGTTATATTAATAAATTTTATCATGGATTTAATTGACTTTTTTCGTCTTGTGTGGTATTATATAATTGGGTTGACATCCGCCGCGTTCTCTCCTTTGAGTGCGGTGGATTTATTTTTTTCTATTTTCGTGATATAATGGAATTACGTAGTTTGACTACGGTACATCGAAAACAGTTATTTACCTTTACGACGTCCGCGGTTGTGACGCGGGCGCCTTTTTATTAAAGTCTTTATCAACATTATTTTTATAATAATATCAAGTAAGTCCTTTATAATTTTCAGCATTTCATCACCTCGATCCTGTAACTGAACTAGTTACGAAACGAACTGATGTACCGCGTTCCAAACTACGCACCTAAATTATACAATAATTAAGCTTGTTTATCTATTGCTTTCTTTTGTCTTTTGTTGTATAGTATTGATCGTCTTCGTTATCTTTTTAAATTTTAAAGAAAGGACAGCGCGGGGCTGTACTAGCGTACGATTACATCGGAGGAATTGACGGAGCTGATGCATTTGCGTCGGCTTCTCTTTTTTATCAATTTAATTTTTCAATTTCTATAATCTTTAGCGCCGCCGTCATTCCGTCGTATTCACTTTTTATTATTTGGTTGCAATGGAGTCCAGTACAATCACCAATTAAAAAAGTATTGTTGTGCTTCTCTATTACGTTCTTGAACCTTTTCAAATCTATCTCATTCCCTATTTTTACAAAGGTCCCCTCGTATTCTCTCGAGTCTTCTACTACGTTACTTTTGTATTTTATTTTTATGTTGTTTGTTTCTTTTACTTTGTCAATTAAGTGCTTCGATGCTTTTGCTTTGTCTTTTCTTATTAATATCGTGACACTCTTGCAAATCTTCGAAAGATATAAAGAACACGAAAAAGCTGAATCGCCGCCCCCTATTACTGCTACGCTTTTCCCTTTGTATAGATGCCCTTCACACATCTCACAGTAAGACGCTTCGAGTCCTTTTATCTTTTTCGGCGTTGAACCAACTGCAATAATTAAGTAACGAGATATATAGACTTTTCCAGTCGTATAAATTTGATAAAGCTCGTTCGTATTTTCTACTTTTGTAACTTCTTCATATATGATTTCTGTATGTGTGTTTTCGACGTGTTTGAGGAGGTTTTTAGCGTACTTTTCACCTTCGATAGATAAAACACCAGGTATGTTATTTATCTTGCTTATATAGTTTAATTTGCCCCCTATTAACTCTTTCTCGATTATTGCTATATTTAGCCCCGCCATTTTTAAATATATCGCGGCTGTTACTCCTGCAATTCCTCCGCCTATTATGATCACATCGTAAATCATTCGAGTCCTTTTATTTTTATTACTTTTTTTATTTTGTTTATCGTTTCTTCATTTATTAAAGCTACGTATTTGCCCTCTGTTTTTATCTTTATCGCCTCGTTTTCTCTGTTTGCCATTTTTAGAACTTCGTAAGTTTTTTGTTGTAAGTCTTTTATTGTGAGTATCATAGTTTTCCCCCCTTGTACCTATTAAATTATTGGTAACCCTCTCGGTTTTACTTTCTCAACGTCTAATAAGCTTCGTAATATTGAGATATGTGGAGCGTATGCATATTCCATAGCATCAAGTACATCGATATTAATGGTACCATCGTCGAGCCTTTCGTTTTCTTTGTTTGGATTCCAAATCGATGAACTTAACGATTCTATAACCTCTTCGCAACAATCCATTATTTTGAAACGACTTGCACCTATTAACCTGTTCAATATGTTTATTCTTTCGAAGATTTTGTATTTTTTACAATCTTTTACAATTGCATTATTACAATTTTGATGCATGTAAACTTTCAATCCTTTTGTGATTACTTGACCCAATCCACCCCAATCAGCATAACAACACGATATCCATCCGTATTTTGATTCTACTCGTTTATAGAATTCTGCGACATATTTATATAAATCTTCTGGCTTGTTGACGCCCTCAATTGTTTGTTCATCTAAAACTACCATCAAATTAAATTGATTACAGAATCCAACAGCTACGAATGCTGTTTTACTTTGACTAGCGCCGTAGTCGATTCCAATGTTTATAATATCGATATCTCTTACTCTTATTTTATCAATAATATAATCGTTTTTATTATCAGCGAATCGAGAGTATATAAGTCCCTCAGCTTGGACCCAATTTCCAAGAATAAAACGTTCGTAGAAAACTCCTGTATATTCTTTTTTCATATTGTTCCTGATATCTTCAGGTATTGTATCGTTGTCATCTAAGTAAAATTTCCACATTCTCATGTTGAGTTCGTTTTTTCTCGATATGTATTTTTTCATTAACCAATGTGATGGAGAATCTGGATTTGTAGTACCTAATAAGAACGAATAAGGCAAAGATAACCTAGATAACAGCATAGAGAAAAAATCCTCTGAAAACAGCGTTATTTCATCACAATAAGCACCTTGTAAAGTCATACCACGTATTTTTTGTTCTGCTCTCGAGTCATTGACACCTTCAAGGAATATACGTCTGTCAAATATTTTAGCTTCTTTTTTAGTTATCGAGTAACTGAAACAATCTGACGGGCATAACTCTTCTAATAGAGTCAAACAGTTTCTTTTCAATGATGTTATTGTTTTACCTACCATTAAAAAGTTCTTATCTTGTTCATATTTGCATAATAGAGTAAGCCAAGCGATTAAACTTATATATGTTTTTCCACTACGTACGGAGCCTTCAAGCAAGTTTATCCTGCTTAATTTAGTTGTGATTATTTCTCTCAAGAATATTTTTTGTTTTTTTGTAAAATCTTTAAACATTATTCTAATCTTTTAGGTTCGTTATCTTCTGCTACTCTACTAATTGCATTAACTAAATCAGCATAAGACTTATTATAGTGTTTTTTACTCTCATTGTTATTATTTTGGTTGTCTACTAAGAAAGCTAGCGCTTGATAGTTACCAGTTTTAATAATTTTAATTATAACTGACATAATCATAGCGGACGCCATATTATCCCAATCTTCTTCTTTTTCATAAACATGCATACTATGGACCATATCACGAATGTGATTAAGTGACGGTGGTATTGGAGCGTTTAAGAAATCATCTAACATTTGACTAAGTTTTATACGCCTTTTTTTGTATAATTCAATTTCTTCTGACATTAATATCCCCTTAATTCTTTAATTTTAGAGATATACCAATCTGCTTTTTGGACATCTTCAGATTCACCCTTAAAAGGTGCACGGTACCTATATTTCCAAGCGTTACATTTGCAAAATTCTATTACTGAGTCTTTCCCGAAAACTAGCAGCATTTCATCGATGCATTCAGTGCGGTGCATATTATAGTGAGTAGGATGATTAATTAATTCTTGTCCCATAAATTTCTCCCGATATATTTAATAATTTCTTTAACAGCTTCTTCAGATGAATAACACACTTTACATGAATAACCGTTTTTCAACATACTAGATATGAATATTTTTTGTTTTTCAGATGGTTTATTAGGATGCACTTTCATTTCGATAAACAAGCCATGATATTTTTCATTAGGTAATGGTAAAAATATATCAGAGACTCCAGCTTTAACACCTTGACGTTTTAAATTAGCAGCTTCTCTAGGATTCCTATAACCACCATTAGGAATAGCGAACATCCATTTAAGTTCATTAAAATGAGAAGCGAACTCGAATAATTTAGTTTGTTCTCTACTTTCTAAGGTTTTAGTAGTGATTCTTTTTTTCATAACAATTTAAACAAAGTGATTTATAACAGCGCTTACTTAAAACTATTTGACCCTTTTCACGGTTTGTTCTGATATTATATTGTGCTTTGTGTCGACAATTTTCTCCTTCACACATAGATGGTATTTCACGGAACGAATTAGCGTATACTATTAAGTTTTTAGAACCTTCGAATAAGTTTAATTTATAATCAGTTAATAATCCAAAGCAAAATACTAAAGTATCTTTTTCATCAGCTAGTTTTCTTAACGTTTGTACTTGTAATGCTGTTAAAAATTGAGCTTCATCTATTATTAATATTGGAACTTTCCCTAAATCAAATTTGTGTAAGAACATCTTAGATTCAGATAAATTGTCAAAATCAATAACAATGTTTACATCGATAGAAGAGCCGTTCCTACTTTCAAGTTTCTTATCATCTATTATTGAAGGGACGCACACTCTAACTTCATGAAAATGGTTTCTAAATTCATAAGCTTTACTAATAGCTAATGCAGTTTTTCCAGCGCCCATAGTTCCATAGTAGAAATATAGTTTACCCATTTATTCTCCAAAAAAAAAGTTTTTAATTTGTCTAAAAGTGTTGAATTTTGTCCAATTTAGTGTATAATATAATTGTTGCGCAAATAATATAAAGAGGAATTAAAATTGTTAAGACTATTAAATAGCGAAAGTATATTATGCAGAAGCAAAGAAAAGAATAAGAAAGTCAAAGTAATAGACAGCAAATATTTTTTCAAAGGTTGTGACCAATTCTTATCGTATATGATAAGTAAATTGCCTGAGAGCCCACATAAACATTTGAAATATGCTCATTATCACAATTTAGTCTATAAATCGGTATTTGGATTAGATGCAAAAGGTTTAAGGAGTAAAAGAGGTAAAAATAAAAAAGATTTAATGAGTGACATTATGAATGAATTAGAGTTAACAATATGTGGGCGCGCTTTTGTTGATTTAGCTAATTCGATATCGATAGGTGATACTTATCAAGAATCAAAGGAATATATAAACAAGAGATATGGTGGGATATTAGTCAAACAGAACTGAATCGACGTTTTTTAGGTTTGTTTGTTCATTTTCTTCTGTTTGAGTTTCAGTTGATTCTTTACGCTCATTGAAATAGACATTAGTAACTATCAAATCTTGGACGAAAACTTTTTCACCATTTTTTTCATAAGCACCTGAGGATATATAACCTTCAAATATGCCAATTCTACCTTTTTTAAAGTACTTATTGATAAATTCAGCTGTTTTACCGAAAGATTTTACATCAAGGAAGTTTACTTTATCTTTTTTTTCACTAGAATTACAAGCTAAATTAAAGAGTAATATTTTATTTTTTTCAGTAGTAATTAACTGTGGGTCTCTAGACAATCTAGCTTGTATAATAAATTTATTTAGCATTAAATTTCTCCAATAATAAGTCAAATTTAGTTTTTTCTTCTTGTTCGTTATCATCATCTTCGAGAGCGAATTCTTCTTGTAGTTTATAAATTCGTTGACGTTGTTCACGAGAGTAAGATTTTATTTCCGCAGGTGACATTGTTCTTAAATCTACTACTCTTTTAAAGGCTGTTTTATCCAAATCGTTGAATAATGATAAGAACTCAAAGAAGTGCATGTTAGATTTATTAAGATTTATATTATATTTCATCATGAAAGCGCTAAATATCATATTTCTATCTTGTGAAAAGGAAAAAATATTTTTACTATTTTTATGGTCATCTTTATTTTTAATTGCCATTCCACCGCTCAAGAACCATTTAAGACCATCTAAAGCTGTATCAATAGGTGGGATACCTTTACCGAACAAGATTCTAAGTGCTGTATATACTTTTTCTCGTTCATCTTTAAAATTCTTATCGTTCAAGCATTCAGAGATTAAGATTCCAGATTTAAAAGTATAATTTATAAGATAACCATTATAATCAGTGGGCAAATCATCGATTAAGATATTAGTTTCCAATTTTTTCCTTTATTTTTGCCCTATCTAAATATTTAGAGCCATACGTTTTTTCAATTTCATCAATAGTTTTAGAATTAACTTCTTCGTTGAAGTCTGACAATATTTTCAACAGTTTAAGGTAGAAAAGAGTCAAAGCACGAATAGAAGGGTGTTCGACATTAAATATTGACATAATGATATCGTCGCCATAGATAGACTTTAATTGATTTTCGCCGTAATCACATAATTCATTAGCTGCTTTCAAATCTGGATTTTTAGACATTGTTTTAGTTTTTTCGACAAAAGTTTGAAGAGTTTCGACTAATTTATCGAAGTTCTCTCGATTATTTATATCGATTTCAATAAAGTCACCTTTTTTATTGATAGTTATTTTTTTGATATCGTTTTCTACGATAATTTTATTATTTATCATATTTATTCACCACCTTTCAATTTCATAAGGCTATATATAGAGCTTCTAGAGTAACCAGTGGTAAAAGCTATTGATTCTATTTTCGAATTTTTAATATAGAACATATCCAAGACTGTTTTTAACATGCAGTCTGGCATATCGTTAATAGTATTAGTTATTGTATTAATTTGATAATTTAATTGATTAATTCTATTATCTATTTTTTTAATTTCTTTAATAAGCGATTCTTTTTTTTCGATATATTTTATTATTTTTTCATCTTTGAAATTAGAAGTATCAGGTGGTAGTTCATTAAAATGGTTAGCTTTAAGTATAGAAAGTTCGAGTTCTTTTATTTTAGTTAGTTTTTCGGATTTAAGTATAATTAATTTTGATATTTCAGTTTTTAAAAAATTTAAATTCTTATACTTCATTTTTACCTACACTCTTTTGTATTATTATTGTATAAAATGCGATAATAATCAAGCTTTTTGTACAAAATTAAATAAACATTGGACAAAATTAAGACAAACATTGAACAAAGAAAGGTGGTTTTAAGTTGACTTAGTGAAATATGTATGAGATGATATAAATGCACGCATTTGTTTTTCTCCTTAATTTTTGGTGAAGTGCGTAGAAACACTTGACAAATGCGAGCACACTCATTAAAAAGGTCAAATCATTTTTATAATCATTCAAGAGTGAGTAGGATTTTGGCTTTTTACAGTATAAATAAAGTGTGTATTTTCTAACTCAGTGCTTTGCTAATTTTTTTAATTAAGTACAGATAGAAGTTGGCGATTGTTTATTTATATGATTTTTTCGACGTTTTAGATTCACGATAGATATAGCAGAGAGGTTTCATATTTTTCCTCTCTGCTTTTTTGTATATTAATTAAGAAGATGATAAAATAAACTTAGGTATGATCCATTTTACGGGTCGTTATTGTTTTGTTATATTAATAATAATAACAACCACATTAGCCGTGCGGTTGTTATCTTTTAGTTCTTTTATTTGAATTACTAATGAGATAAACTCAATTAATAGAAACAAAAAATCAAACCAACCTAACATATTCCATGCCATGAGGGCAAAATTTATTAATTAAGTCATTAAGCTTTGACATAAGAATCACCGCCTAACGAAGAGATGATAGAATCAATTTCATCACGAAGTTGACGATTATGTTCAACTACTTTTTTAATTTTTTCGTTCAATTCAGAGATGTTTATTTTTTCATTCTCAGATTTTTTCTCGACGTACGAACTAACGCTCAAATTGTATGAATTTTTCTCAATCTCAACGTTAGGAACTAGGTTAGATATATGCTTTTTAGATTCCCGAGTAGAGTAAATTGAAAGGATATTTTCAATATTCTCATCAGATAATTCATTATTATTTTTTGCACGTATAAATTCATTACTAGCGTCAATAAACAGAACATTATTATCAGGTTTACTTTTAGATAAAACTAAAATACAAGTTGAGACACTAGTGTTTGAAAACAAATTAGGAGATAATTGAATAATAGAATCTACGAAATTGTTATCGACCAAATATTGACGAATTTTTTGTTCAGCGCCAGTTCTATAGAAGATGCCAGGGAAACAAACGATAGCGGCTTTACCATCAGGGGATAAATAAGCAAGTGAATGCATAATAAAAGCGAAATCAGCCTTAGATTTAGGAGCTAAAGTACCAGCTGGAGAAAATCTAGGGTCATTAATTAAATTTTTATTATTATCACCAGCATACTTAATAGAATAAGGAGGGTTAGAAACGATAACTTCAAAAAGTTCATCATCAAGAGAATGTTTCGGATTAGTTAAAGTATCATCACATTCGATATCAATTTTGTCATAAGGAATATCGTGAAGGAATAAATTTATTTTGCATAAGTTATGAGTAATGTAATTAAGTTCTTGCCCAAAGAAACCGACATCGATATTATCTTTACCTAAAATTTTCGCTGATTTAAGTAGTAAGGAGCCACTGCCACACGTAGGATCGTAAACTTTTCTAACAGATTTCTTATAAGTACCATCGTATTTTAATAAACAAAGTTTAGTTAATAAGGTAGAAACTTGTTGAGGAGTAAAATATTCACCACCTAATTTTCCAGCATTTGAATCGTATGAGAATATTAGGAATTCATAAATGTCACCTAAAAGGTCTGAATTATCAGTAATATTAATTTTAGACAAGATATTTAATAAGGTAATTAATATTTTATTACGTTTTTCTTGAGTATCACCGAGTTCGATTGTATTTAAATCTAAGGTATTAAAAATTCCTCTGAAGCATTTTTCAGAGGGAGAACCGATAGATGAATTTTCGATATTTTTGAATATTTTTTCTAAAGTTTTGCTCAAATTAGTTTTGCCATTTACATTTTTCAAAACATTGCAAAATAGTTCAGATGGATATAAGAAGAAGCCGAATTCATTTATACATTTTTCTTTGAGTTTTTGCGCTTTGTCATCAGGGAGATTACAATAATTTGAATTTGTTTCCTCGCT